CATAACTACACGCTAGTAATTACATAGGTGTAACCATTTGTGGTAGTATTGTATGTTACTATTGGCGTTTCTTGTCCACATAGTGAACATAAGGGGAAGCATGAAGGTAGAGACAGTTCCACTAACAACTCTTACACCTGATCCACTCAACGCTCGAAAACACAGCAAGCGCAATTTAGACGCAATCGCAGCGAGCCTCTCGAAGTTTGGTCAACGTAAGCCCATAGTGGTTACTCACGACGGCGTAGTCATTGCTGGCAATGGCACACTTGAAGCCGCTAGTTCACTAGGCTGGAAAGAAATTTCTATTGCTCGCGCACCTAAAGACTGGGATGAAAACACAGTCAAAGCCTACGCACTCGCAGACAACCAGACCGGCGCATTAGCCGAATGGGACGAAACAATACTAAATGCAGCTTTAGGGGAACTAACCTCCGAGGGCTGGGACATCGCTGAGCTGGGGTTTGACGACCTCAAGATGGATGAAGTGGAACCGCTTAACGGCGAACTTGATGATGTTCCAATTCCTCCGGAAACGCCCAAATCCCAACTCGGCGACATTTGGATTCTGGGTAAGCACCGCTTAGTTTGCGGAGACTCAACCAACCTCAAAGATGTAGAAATGCTCATGGATGGCAAGAAAGCCGACATGGTGTGGACAGACCCTCCGTACAACGTTGCTATTAACGGCGTGGCCGGAACTATTATGAACGACAACATGGCTGCGAAAGATTTTCGCATTTTCTTGAGCAAAGTTTACGCTTGCTACAAAGAAGTGATGAAGCCTGGCGCAGTGATTTACGTTTCACACGCAGACACTGAGCGCGTGGCTTTCACGGACGAGTATATCAAGTCAGGTTTAAAATTTAGTCAAGTTCTTATCTGGGTCAAAAACACGGCAACTTTTGGACGACAAGATTTTAACTGGAAACATGAACCCATTATTTACGGCTGGAAGGAAGGCGCAGGTCACTACTTCGTCGGAGACTTTACCAGAACAACGGTGATAGACGATGACATACCACTAGAGGGAATGAGCAACGAAGAGCTAATTCAGGTCATAAAAGACCTAAAAGACGACTTCTCTACTGTCATTAGGGAAAACAGACCAACCAAGTCAGCCCTACACCCTACAATGAAACCAATTGAACTTGTTGAAAAAATGATTGTCTGGTCTTCAAAGCCCAACGAGATAGTTCTAGACCTCTTTGGTGGCTCAGGTTCAACCCTAGTTGCAGCTCACAAAACCAATCGGGTCAGCTACTTAATGGAACTAGACCCACGCTATGTGGACGTAATCTGCAAGCGCTTTCAGACCCTTACAGGAATAAAACCAATTTTTGAGCAAACAGGTGAAGAACATGACTTTACTTCCTAACACCATACCGTCCTAACAATGGCCAGATACGAACGAACAGAAGAACAAGCCAACTTGGACACAGAAGCACTGACGCTAAGGTCTCGAGGCTACAAATACCAGCAAATTGCAGACCAGATGGGTTGCTCCAAGCCAACGGCATACGCTAGGGTGCAACGAGCTCTGGCAGCCATTCCTGCAGAAGCCGTTGAAGAGTACAGAAAGTTAGAAGGCGATCGCCTTGATACACTTCTCAACATAGCAATGTACGAAGCACAAACCAGAAAATCCATGTACGCCATAGACCGAGTGCTTTCAATTATGGAACGACGAGCTAAACTTATGGGGCTGGACGCGCCGGTTAGACAACAAGTGGAAACGATAACCTATGACGGATCTACTATTGAAGCAAGAGTTGGGGAAATCAGACTCGCATTTGAACAACTTAGCCTCCAGCCGATACCTGTGGACGGATCAACTAGCGAGGATTGAGCAGATACCGACCGAGGAAGGCTGGAGCGTTTGGCTTTATCTTGCAGGTCGAGGCGCAGGAAAGACTAGAACCGCAGCTGAGTGGATGGCGTGGGAAGCCATTAGAGCGCCCAAGACACGATGGGCTGTAGTCGCTGCAACATTCTCAGACGTTAGAGATACCTGTGCTGAAGGTGAATCTGGCCTTGTATCTATTCTTAGACGCTACGGCGCATTAGAAAACTACAACCGCTCTATGGGTGAGATACGTCTTACCAATGGCTCTCGAATCAAACTATTCTCTGCTGATGAGCCAGACCGTTTACGTGGGCCACAGTTTCACGGCGCGTGGTGTGACGAGCTAGCCGCATGGCGCTACGAAGACACATGGGATCAGTTGCAGTTCGGGCTTCGCTTAGGTGAACACCCACGAACCCTAATTACCACTACACCAAGACCAGTGCCAATCATTAAACGGCTACTGGCACAAGACGATGGTTCTGTAAAGGTAGTCCGAGGCTCAACCTTCGACAATGCCAAGAACTTGGCGCCTTCCGCACTTGCTCAATTACGAGCGAGATACGAAGGCACACGATTAGGTAGGCAAGAGCTTTTCGCGGAAGTGCTCACGGACACCCCAGGTGCTCTATGGACGTTAGAAATGCTTGAGTCAGCTCGTATTAAAGAAGCACCTGACTTTGTGCGTATTGTGGTCGCTATTGACCCTGCGACAACCTCTGGTGAGAACGCTGACGAAACAGGAATAGTTGTTGTTGCTAAGGGAACGGATGGTAGGGGTTATGTTCTTGCTGATCGCAGTTGTCGTGATACTCCTTCTGGGTGGGCTCACAGGGCGATAGCCGCATTTCATGAGTTCAACGCTGACCGCGTGGTTGCTGAAAAGAACCAGGGCGGAGACATGGTTGAGCTTACAATCCGATCCGTTGAGCCGACAATCCCATTCAAGGGCATTGTGGCTAAGGTCGGCAAACGCCTTCGTGCTGAACCGATAGCCGCGCTTTATGAGCAAGGCCGCGTATCTCACATTGGCGCTTTTGATTTACTTGAAGACCAAATGACCGGCTGGGTTCCTGACTCCGGTTATTCACCAGACCGACTCGATGCCTTAGTGCATGGGTTGGCTGAACTTGGACTTGCTACCGGCGCATCAGCCGACAGGTTCTTTGCACAACTCGCACCGTCTTGTACGGCTTGCGGTATTCCAAATGACGTAGAAGCATTTAACTGTAAAGGTTGCGGAGTTCTATTAAGAGAACCAGTAGCGCAGTTGTACACTTCCGGCATCAACCCATCTCACCGAGGACAATAAATGGCTCTATTCCAGCGAAAGAACAAGACTACGCTTGCTGCGGAAATTGTTGCTGAAATGCAAAAGGCTGGAATGGCCTCATCTCCACTTGGAAGCGGTGGCGGCTATAACTCTGCCTACGCTGCTAACGAAATGTCAACTGCCGGTCAGGGTATCGTAACGACAGTCGGACAAGCTGTGCCAATGCCTCGCCCTGGATTTGTTGAAGGTGGCGGTGGCTTCGGAGCTATGTTGGGGCCTGCAAGCCCTCTGTTACCAGCGCCCATCGACGTTGTCCTCGACGAATCAGGTCGCGCTCTACCTCGTAAGTACGAGTATCAGACAGCAATAAACCTCAACATCACACAGACCGAGGTTCCGTTCCAAGTGCTTCACTCACTTGTTGAGCAATGCGACATCATTCACCGCGCTATTGAAATCCGCGTTGGTGACATCATTAAGCAAGAAGGCGCTTGGACTCTATCGGATCAAGCCATTGCCGAAATCATGCAAGAAGAGAGTTGCTCACACGCTAAGGCAGCTCTTATTGGTCGTGAGCGTTACGGCGCTGAGATTAACCGCCTTCGTGATTTCTGGGAAAACCCATACGTTGCTTCTGACCGCACGTTCTCTGAATGGCTAACAGAATCCCTATGGCAGGTCTTTACCTACGACCAGTGGTGCGTCTACCCTCGCTACAACTTCAAGGGCAAGGTTCTGGGCTTCGACGTTATTGACGCTCCTACCATCAAGATTTTGCTTAACAACCGAGGCGACATACCTCACCCACCGCAGCCTGCCTACCAACAAGTCTTGTGGGGTTTTCCGCGCGGTGAGTTCATTGCTTCACCAGATGCAGACGGCGAGTTCTACGCTGGCTCAGGTCGAGACAAAGAGTTCCTTACAGATCAACTTTCAGTCTTTGTTAAGAACCGCCGCACCTGGAGTCCATACGGCTACTCACCAGTAGAAGAGGCAATCCCAGCCGCTTCGCTGTACCTGAACCGTCAAGTATGGATGAACTCTGAATACCAGAACGGCTCAATGCCAATGACGTTTATGAAGACTAACTCTCAGGAGTTGGACATTCACAAGCTGGCAGAGTTTGAGCGTATTCTCAATGGTCGCCTAACAGGCAACACAGCAGAGCGTCACCGCATCAAGGTATTGCCAGACGGGTTTGATCCTGTTGCAATGCCAGAGATGGCTGACCGCTTTAAGTCAGACTACGACGAATACATCATTAAGCGCGTTGCATCTATCTTCGGTGTATCCCCAGCAGCTCTCGGAGTCGTGGCTCGTGCCGGACTCGGTGGTGGCAAGGGCGCACAAGAAGGCGAAGCAGAGAACGTAGAGTCAGTCTCTACTAAGCCAATGGAAGATTACGTTGTCTCAGTAATCAACTCTCTTTCACGTCGCTACCTCGGTGCAGACAAGAACGTGACCTTTGTTCTTAATGACCGCAAGGGCGCTCGCGAAGAAATGGATCGCTCTAAGGCACTACAGACCGCTCTATTCTCAGGTCAGAAGACACTCAACGACGTACAGGGCGAACTTGGACAAAACCTTTACGACATGCCAGAAGCCGATGAACCATTCATTGTTGCTGGTAACGCAATCCAGTTCCTCAAGGGAATGTTGACAATTGACACATCAGGCGAAACGGTAGGACAGAATGACCAAGCGCAAGGCAACGAAAGCCAAAGCACACAAGGCCAAGTCAATCAAAATACATCACAAGGCAGTGTCGGTGAAAGCCAAGCGCCGAAGGCTGGCGTAGGCAAGGACATTCCTGCCGTTGGCGCACCTGCGGATCAGAAGTCAGCAATGACCGAAGAGCTAAAGGACTTTGGTCGCTTTGTCAAGTCACGCCACAAGCGCGGCAACTGGAGAGCGTTTGACTTCACCGTATTTGACGCAGAACTTAGCGACAACCTCAACGAACAGGCGTACTTCATTGTCAAGGGCGCTACACCAATGCCTGAGAACATCTACGAGTGGGCTTCTAACATCGTGAACAGTGAGATAACTGATACCCCAAAAGGTTTAGTTACTAAGCGTCAGATGAACGAATTGCCTTCTTACCCACAGGTAGAGGCAGTGTCAAAGAAGCACTCTAAGGCAATCGGCATTGCACTCGCAGCCGGTGTAGTTGGAGTAGGCGCAGCAATCGCCCAAGCACTTCGAGCAGTTCCAAAACCTCTTGAAGATGTAGCTCAGATGAAGGCAGTTGCACAAGGCGCTGTTAAGAGCAACATTTCAATGAGCAACGCTAAGGCTACGAATGTTCTAAAGGACATCTACACAGCCGGTGGAGCAGCAGGAGCAAAAGACGCAGCTCAG